CGTCCCAGCTAAAGGAGTTTTGCTCGTTCATTTTCCGTCACCGCCCTAAAACGGCAGTTCGCCATTACCGAAGCTGCCGCCGATCGTGTCGATCTCCGGCGGCTCGTCGAACGGCAGCGCCTCACGCTGGATCGCGCCGCCCGCGCCGCTGGCCTTCCATTGTTCGCTCTGCTTGATTCTGTCCTGCACCCACTCCGGCAGGCGGGCAAAGACGGCGGCGTCGTGGTCGTCCGCGTCGTAGCAGATCGCCTCCGACATCGGCGGTATTTGCATTCCCTTCGGCAGCCCGATCACGGCGGCGATGTTGACGAACGCCCGGCCGTCCGGCCGCTGTTCGTGAACGACCGACAGCTGGCAGCCGACGTTCAGCAGGCGGCGCAGGTCAAACGCCTTTAATTCGTCCGGGCTGAACGGCTGGCCGCGCCAGCTGTTGATGTCCTTGGCCAGCGTCGACCGCTCGTCGAGGCTGTTGGTATACTGTTTGAACAGCCTGCGCGGCGCGGGTACGCCGTCGATCTCGACGGTTTCGCCAACGATGTCCCACATGATCAGCACCTTCGGCGCGGTCTTGTCGAATTTTTCGCTATATTGCCGCCCCAGGTCGATCACCCCGCAGCAGACGGCTTGATATGTTCCCGGCTCCAACGGCGGTACGCTCCCGCCGCCACGGCTTGCGATAAGGCTCATTTGTTTTTCCTCCTCACTTGATTTGCAAATTCTGTGACTCCACCAGCTCCGCGCCGGGGACGTTCTCCCCGGCCTTTAATAAATCCTTGATAAACTTTTTGTCGATTTCCGGCGCTTTGTAGCGGTAAATGCCCCGCCGTAAGACGCTATATGCGCCCAGCGCCGCCGCGTCGATGATCTCAACGCGCTGTGACCGCCGGAACGACAGCGCGCAGCGCGGCGACTCGAATTTCTCTCGCCCGGCCTTGACCATGTAGCCGGAGAGATAGGCTTGCAGGTGCGCGGCCTTGCGTTCCTTTGCCTGCCGCCGCGCGGCCAGCACCTTCTCCTCCTCGCGCAGCGCGGCCGCCTCGGCCAGCAGGTTTTTGACGTAGCAGGCGGTGTTGTCCAGCTTCTCCTCCTCCTGCGCGTGCAGGTTTTCCAGCAGCGCGGCCACGCCGTTGTCGGTGATCTCCCCGGTCTCCTGGTCGACGCTGACGGCGTTGTCGCAGATATAGCGGATTTCCTCGTTGATCTGGTAAAGATTCATGCGTCACCCTCCCCTTTCGGCAGATCGTGTTCCGCCATCCATGCTTCGCGGTCGGCCTTGCGGCGCGGGGATTCGCCCCACAGCAGGCGGCAGAACTCGTCGAAGTCGGCCGCGCTTGCGTCCTTCCACAACTGCTCCAGCTTGCTTGCTTTCCAACTGCCGATTATCAGCAATTCATGGTTGATCTCTTTCGTCATGTCAACTTCAATCTTGCCCATCGTTCAATCCTCCTCTTTGTTCAATTCGTCGATGATTCTGCGCTGTTCGCGCAGTTCTGCCGCGATGTCGGCCATCTGCGGATGCTCCTCCATGACCCTGCATATCGTGTCCGGGTTGGATAGTGGCGGCTTGCGCCACGCTCCGCCGAACAGGTCGCCAAGGTCAGCATAGGCATCCTGCTCCGCCGCCTTGATCGCGGCCTTGATGTGCTTTTCCTGCGCCAGCAGCGACAACGCGCGGTGATGCGTCTGCGCCAGCTGCCGCCGCAGGGCGTTCGCGTCGCGCGTTCTGTAGTAACCATTGCCGTCCTGCGCGTTGATGATGACCATGCCGTCCCGCCGCGCCTTGCTCACCAGCTGCCGCGCCCCGCGGTCGGTCAACCCCAGCGCGGTAGCCAAGGCGGCGCGGCTGATAGCGTTGTCCTTGCCGTAAGGTATAATCCCCTCCAGCACGGCGGCGGCGTTCGTCAGTTCGAGCATCGCCGTACCTCCCTACCAAATGATCGCCGCACCGGCGAAGACCAGGAACATCATGGCCGCCCCGGCGACCAATGTCAGAATGTCCTTTGCGTCCTGCTTGGTCATCTATATCACCTCCACCAGTTCGTCCGCCGTCAGCCGCAGCGCGCGGCGCAGCTGCCGCAATTCGTCCAGGGACAGCTTGCCGGGATTGCTGCACCGGCGGCACAAGGTTTGGTACTTCCAGCCGACAGCGTTCGCCAGCGTCCGCCTGTTCATCCCGGCGCGGACAAGCGCGGCGGCGATCAGCGCGGAAAACTCCGTGTCTTGCTTGCTCATTGTTCAATCCTCCTAACTTTCGATTTCTAAAGTTCATGGGTAAAAAAATAGGCCGGAATATCTTTCGGCGCAATCTTCAGCATTTCGCCCTGCTTGAAATCGTTGGCGTTGTTAAGCCGCAGATTGAGCGTGGCCTCGCTGATGCCGATGGCTTTTGCCAGCCCGGCCTGCGTAAAATGCTTCTCACGCATACGGCCAAGCAGCTTTGAATAGTCATATGTTGGCTGCATCTTTTCACCTCCCTGTCATAATTTTACCCCTTTAGATTTCGAAAGTCAAGGGTTATTTTTGAGATTTCTAAATTTTTACTTGAAAAAATCTTAAGGATAGGTTATAATTTTTTCACAGAGAGGAGCGAAAACAAATGGACTTCAAAGCGCGCCTGAATCAGGCTTTGGCCGACAAGGATATGACCGCCGCCGAACTGTCGCGGCTGTCGGGGATTGGCGAAGGCGCTATCTCGCAATATCGCAGCGGCGCGTACAAGGCGTCGCAGCGCAATCTGGAGCGCATCGCCAACGCGCTTGGCGTGTCCATCTCTTGGCTGATGGGCGCTGACGACGACGACGACCTGCCGCCCATCGACAACGCCGTCCGCATGGGCGACCTTGCCGCCGACGACTTCGTGGTCTACCCTGTTATCGGCTCGATCGCCGCCGGGTATGACGGCGCGGCCATCGAGGAGGAGACCGGCGAGACCCTGCGCGTCCCGCGCGCGCTGCTGAACGGCCACAAGCCGGAGGACTTCATGGTGCTGAGGGTGCATGGCAATTCCATGTCGCCGCTGCTGCTGGACGGCGACAAGGCCATCGTCAAGCGCTGCGCCAGCGTGGACAGCGGCAGCATCGCCGTGCTGCTCTACAACAGCGACGAGGCGACCATCAAGCGCGTCCGCTATGTCAGCGGCGAGGATTGGCTGGAGATGATCCCGGCGAACGACCGCTACCAGACCAAGCGCATCGAAGGCGCGGAGCTGGAACAATGCCGCGTATTGGGCAAGGTCGTGGACATGATGCGGCATTTCGATTGACAGGAGGAAGCCATGAGAGAACGGAAAAACGAGGCCGCGTGGAGCGACGCGCGCGGCCGCTGGGAAATCAAGGTGCAGCGCAACGGACAGCGGCGCGCCTTTTACGCCGCCACGCCGGGCAAGCGCGGCAAATTGGAGGCAGAACGCAAGGCCGACGCATGGATAGGCGGCGGTCTGCTGGCGGATAACGTGCGCTTTGCCGACCTTGCCGCCGCATGGCTGGCGACGGTCAGCACGGCGAACGGCACGGCGACCAAGCGGACGGCGAAAAGCCTGCTGGACAACTGGCTGCTGCCGCGCTGGGGAAACCGCCGCGTGGACAGCTTGACCAACGCCGACTATGACGCGGCCATCGCCGCCGCTGCCGCCGCAGGGAAAGCGAAAAGCACCTGCGGCAAGCTGCGCGGCCTGATCGGCCAGATCGCCAAATACGCGCGCCGCGCGCGGGTCGATATGGAACAGCCATATGACGTCGTCATCCCGCCGGACGCGACCCCGCCGACGGAACGGCGCATCCTCCAGCCGGACGACCTGCGCGTCCTGCTGACCGCGCCGGACAGCTGCCACTACCTCCACGCCTTCCGGCTGTGCGTCGTGCTGGGTCTGCGGCGCGGCGAACTACTCGGCCTCCAATGGCGCGACGTCGACGGCGACCGGCTGACCGTGCGGCGGTCAATCAACAATAACCGCGAAGTCACGCACGGCAAGACCGCCAACGCCCGGCGGTGCATCCTGCTGCCGGAGATCGCGCAGCGCATCCTTGCCGACCAGCGCGCGATGCTGCGCGGCAAGGCCATCGTCAGCCCCTGGGTCTTTCCCGCCACCAACGGCGGCGCGGCCTGTCCCTACGCGGTCTTCCTGTCGTGGCAGGCATACCAGCGGCGGCACGGCCTGCCGGAAGTGACGCTGCACGAACTGCGGCACACCATGATCAGCCACGCCAAGGACGGCCTGCCGCTGACGGCGTTAAAATCCGTCGTCGGTCATTCGGCCGCGATGGACACCGTCGGCGTCTACGGCCACGCAATCGACGGCGACGACGCGGCGACCGCTGCCGCCATTGACGGCATCTTCGCGCCGTTTTTAAAATGAAGAGTGGGTGAAAACTGGGTGACGCCGCCGCGCGGCAAGCCGTTGAGCAGGGGAAAATGCGCGAAATTGTTTTTTGATTGCAGAAAAACAAGCCATTTTTTGCCGATTTCGCCCCGAACAGGGATTAAGCCGTTTACCTGCGATTTCGCCGTCGCATCTGGTACAAATGTTATCGCGTCAAGAGATTTTTTCGCGCTGTGAGAAAATAAAAGTGGGTGAAAAGTGGGTTATTTTGTCCTCCGCGAAGTCCGTTATTTTGGACAGTAAAAAAGACCCCTGCCGACCGCGATGGTCAGCAGGGGTTAATTTTTACGGCAGGGCAGCGGCGCCGCCCCGCCATGCAAGGAGGCTCGGCCGCCATGAAGGAACGGCCAAGATTAAGACCGCAGCCGCGCACCCGCCCGCGCTGTCGTTGGCTGCATTACCCGCCCGCATTGATTACTGATTGAAGTTCGCCCTGATCGTCGGCAGCGCGCCTTCGTTGCCGATCACGACCGGGGCTAATTTCTCCAGATCGCGCAGCTTGACGTAATTGCTGCCGTCGATGTTGACCGCGCTGACCAGCACGCGCCGGTCGCGGTCGATGTCTTTGACTTCAATGGTCTTGACTTCCACTTGCCATTCCTCCTTGATGATCCAGAATTGGGTACACTCGCGGCGATAATTCGCCACGTCCGCGATCTCGCGCCGCGCGGATTCGCTGTTCGGGTCGTGAATTAAGACCTTTTTCCCGCCGTCGGCCAGACCGTAAGCGAGGATGATATGCCCGCCGCTTGTCCAGATGCCCTTTGCGGCGGCGGTGATCACCATGTAACCAGCCCTCAGCGCGGCCAGCGCGCGGTCGACGTTGCCGGTTTGCTCGCAGGGAACGTCGAACGCGGCCATATAGGCCGGGAAATACGCCCACGCCGTGCCGTCGTTCGCCGTGCGATAGCCATGATTGACGGCATAGGTCGCCGCGTCCGGCGGCGTCAGCGTGTCGAAGCGCAGCGTCGCCAGCACCATCGCCGCACAGGTCGGCGCGCAGCCGCTTGTCCCGATGGTCTGCCGCAGGTCGCCGGTGGACGTGTAAGGGATATTCCGCCAGCGGTAGTCGGTCTGTTCGTATTCGACCGGGGCTTGCATTACTTCTGCGCCTCCTGCGCGCGCGCCGCGTCGATCAGACCTTCGCCCAAGATGTAGGCGATCACGTCCGCGCCCGCCATGATGATGGCGGCGACCTCGCTCACGTTCGCGTCCGGGATGCCGAACGCCAACAGCAACGGCGTCACGAAGCCAACGATTGCCAACCAGAACTTGCGGCTGGTCAACTTCTTTTTCCAATCAATTTTTGCATTTTCTTGCATTTCAATACCCCCAAATATGCAAAATCGCGTCAGCGCTAAAATAAGCCATTCTGGCGCGTTTGACCCCCTTGCGCGAACAAAATCATTCGCAAAGGGTCGTTCAAAGCGCCGCCCCCGGCAAAACCGGGTGGATTTCGGCGCTCCCGGCGCGTCCGTTACTTGGCGACGGCGCGCGCGGCTTCATCGCGCAGGAAATCCATATAGGCCGCGCGGGCTTCGGCGGCCTTGCGGCGCGCTTCCTCCACGTTGCCGTTGGTTTTGCCGCCGCTGACCGCGATGGCGATCACGTCGGCGAGGTCAAGGGTCGCCGCCATGACCTCCATCGACAGGCGGGCTTCCCTCTCCCGCCGCGCCTGCCGTTCGTCGGCCTTGGCCGCGCTGCGCTTCGCGTCGCGGTTGATCATGGCGACCACGATCAGCGCACCGGCGGACAGGCACGACCCGACAAGCGTCACCAACAACTCCGGCGTCATTTGTTCGCCGCCTTCTTCCGCGTCGGCGCGGCCTTGACCGGCTCGGCCGGTGCCTGTTCGCGGTAGGCCACGCGGCTGGTCGCCTTTTGGACGGCCACGGAAAAGACCGCGCCGTCCGTCAGCCGCTCGATCGGCAAGCCTTGGTCGCTTCTGATGCGGACGAAGCCGCCCGCCATATCTTCCCGGATGATCATTTTGTCGCCCCCTTAACTGATCGTATAGGTGTAGTGCCCGGCGTCGTCGTCCCAGCTGGCGGTGATGGTCACGCCCAGCTGCGCCGCCAGCGCGGAGCAGAACGCGTCGAAACTGGCCTTGCTGATGTAGGTTTCCGGCAGCCGCCGCAACGTGTCCACGGCGTTCATACTGTAGGCGATCTCCGCGATCAGCGGCGCGGAGATGTCACCGGCCACGGCTTCTTCCGTGCCGAAGTCGTCGACCGCGTAGACCATCGCCAACCCGCCGGGGATGTCGGTCACGACTGGCGTCTCCAACTCCACGTTGGCGACCACGCCCACGACCGCCGCCGTGAACGCTTCGGCGGTGCTGTAAGCGTCGTCGCGGACGACCAGAGTGCCGTCGCCAGCACCGCTGCGGATATAGCCGTTCTCGACCGTTGCCGCGCTGTTGTACAGGTATTTGGTGCATAACACCACAGAGGTGTCGGCCATTCCGTCCACCACGCTGCTGACGAAGATGTAATCATCGCCCTGCGCCGTCCGTGTCCACGTCAGATCGCCAAGATCGACAGCCATAACGCGCTGAACGGCCTGCGTCGCGGTCAATTCGTCGGCCACACTGCCAGCGCTCCGCATACCGTCGGGGAAGTAGTCCTCGGTCGGCAGTTCCGCGACCGCGTGCCAATAGTCCTCAACTTCGCCGTCACGCCAATGCGACCACGACAGATTGAAGTTGATGCCCGACCAGCTTGCGGTGCTGTTGCCGTTCGCCGTAAAATAAATCACCGCCCAGTAGGCCGTAGCCGGGGCAGCAAAATAGCTGCTAAAGCTGGCCTGCGTCGCGGCCAGATAAAGGCCGTCCGCGCCGTACCAGTAGATACGCACCGCGCCGCTGCCGGTCTGGGTGAACTGGAGGAAGTAATCCTTGCCAGCGATCACGCGGACAGGGAAGGCGACGCCATAACTTGACGCGTTGGTGGCGGCGGTCACGCTGACCACGCCGCCCGCCACGCTGTAGGCCGCGACGCGATCGGCCGCATAGTTGTTGTTGAAGCCCTGCCCGACGTAGTAGGTCGCCGCGTCCCAATCGCGGTGATTCGCGTCGATCACGTTATTATCGGTCTCTGCTTCGCGGCCGTTGACGTCCAGCAGGTTGAAGCCGACCGTGTCGATGCTGTCGGCGTACATATTCAGCAACTCGCCGCTGTTCGCGCCGTAGTAACCCGGATATAACGCGAGGAACTCATCGGCGGTCGGCTCGTTGCCGTCGCCGAACATGGCGGTGAGATCAATGACCTGCGGCTGCGCGAAGCTGATCGCGTCCCAGCCTGCCGTGCGATAGTCGCGCACCTGCATCTGGTTGGACGCCGTCGCCGTGATCTCCACGACGGCCGCGCAACGCTGCCACGACGTGGTCGCGGTCGGATGCAGCTGCACTGATTGATTCTGTAATTGCACATAGATGTTGCTGGCCGCGCTGGCCGTAGTCAATTTGACCAGACAGCTAACCAGATATTTGCGGCCGACGATCAACGCCGGGCTGACCACGCTGTAGGCCATGCCGCCGCGCGCCGACGCGGTAAAAGTGCCAACGCCCGCCGTCATGGACAGCGAGGCGTTGCTGCCGCTCCAGTTGCCCGACGCCACGGCCTTGGCCATCTGGTTGAAGATCAGCGACTTGCCGCGGATCATCTTCAGCGTCGCGCGGCCGGTGCCGATGTCGGCCTCGCCGCCAGCAGTACGGAACGTGAATTCAGCGCCGACGGCGTCGCCGCGCCCGGCCAGATTGTCGGCCACGCCTGCGCCCAATGTCGCATAGTAACCGTCAATATAGGCGATGCGGTCAGCGTCCAGCGACGCCGCCGCCGCTTCGGCACGGTCTGCGTCAGCGTCCGCGCTGACCGCGCTGGCCGCCGCCGCCGTGGCTGCCGCCGTCGCCACGCCCGCCTTGGTCGTGGCGGTGTCCGCGCCGTTCGTGGCCGTCGCCGCAGCCGCCGACGCGCTATTCGCGCTGCCGCTGGCCGCGTTCGCCGCCGCGCTGGCCTGCGTCGCCGCGCCCTCCGCGCGCTCGGCAAGATTTTCAAAGTCCGTCGTCAAGATGGTGTTCAGCGCCGTGCTGATCTGGTCGCCGGTATACGGCAAATCATAGGTCGTGATGTCGCTGCCGCCGGGTATCGTTCCCATAGGTGTCTACCTCCTGTTATTGGTCAATAATAAATCAAGACGCAGCCCGGCGCGCCAAGGCCGCCCTGGCTGCCGCTGCCGCCGTAGCCGCCGCGCTTGCCGCCGCTTTTGCTGTTGTAGCCGCCGCCACCGCCGCCACCGCCGCCGTGACCGCCGCTGCCGCCGTTGCCGTAGCCGAGGTAACTGCTGCTGTCGCTGCCCTCATAGTCGGCGTTTTCGCCGTCCAGCAGCGCGTCCGCGCCGTTGCCCCCGGCTTGGTTGGTCTGCGTTCCGTGGCCGTCGTCGCCGTCGTTGCCGACCGCCGCGCCGCCGCCGTAGCCGCCGTGCCATTGATAGGTGGACGGCGTATAATCCTCCGGGATGTCGGCCGTGTCGCGCCCGGCCGCGTAATAGCGGCCGTTGTGCAAAGCCCAAGCGTAGACGGTGTATTCGCCCGCGGACAGGCCGTGCGTGATGGTGATGTCGTCGGTCTCCGGGATGCCGGTTTCCTCCACGTCGTCGCCGACCACGCCAGACCAGAACGTGCCGCCCGGCTCGCTGGCCGTGCCGCTGGTGAAGCTGCGCGTGGTCAGGCCGATTTCGTCGTAGTAAACGTCGGTGAATGGGTAGTCAAGGCCGGACAGCGCGAACGTGAATTCGTCCTCGTTCATGTTCCAGA